AAAACGAATAAATGGACGTGTTTCCCGCTGTGTTTGGCTCAAAATTTCAGATTTTGATGATGAATTGGACGATATTGACGGCTCTTTACTACCTTAGCGGGTGTAACGATGTAACGAATGTAACGAACTTTTTTAATGTTTTATTGAAATAAAAAAAATGTGTACGCAATGTTTGTTTTTTTGGAAGTGGTATAAATCTTCGTTACATCGTTACAAAACCGTGAAGCCGTTGCGGCACAATCATTTCAGCGTAACGATAGGTTCGTTACAGTTCGTTACTATCTGTTACAAAAGGAGGAAACAATGTTCTTTAATTATGAAGAGCAGGCCAAGAACCACGAACCTGTTCCAGATGGACTTTCCTTGTTTGATGAAGGTGGTTATCGGAGTTTGTCCGAGATTTACGAAATGTACCAAAAGGGGACCATCACTAGAGAACAAGCGATTGACAGAAAGAAGAAACTAAAAGCTCGTGCATTGAATGAAATTCAAACTGACAACTTCCGGGACAATACCGCCTATGAGCGGGAGAAAATCCTGCGGCTTTCAGAGCAAGCTAGAATCAAGGCGCGGAAAGAACCAACAACAGAAAACTGCCTTGCGCTGGTGAATACCATTGATGGAATTTTAAAAAACGAGCTGCAACAAAATGTGATCCTATCAGAACATGGAGCGAACTGTCCGTGCTGCAGGAGATTTTTTAACCGGGAACACGCAGATAGAAGGCCACGATTCTGTGAGGACTGTGGTGCGATGCTGGTATGGTGAATAGTTGCTTGCTGGAAGGGAAGAGAACATGACGGATGATATGAAACGCGCCCTGCTGGGCGACAAAGAGGCGGCCAAGCGGCTGACGGAGGCGGGGGTGCTGCTGCCGTGTATGTGTGGCGGAAAAGCCGGAATTGTTTGTTTTGAAAAGCGCGGAGCCCCGTCTGGAGATATGGGATATTTGGCATCAATTAAATGCCGGGATTGCTGGATGGAACTGAGACGGTGGGCGTTGAAAAAGAAGTGGGCAAAGGATTCAGCCCTCCTCGCCTGGAATACTCGTACACCAATTCTGAGCGCGGAGGAGATGGAGATGCTGGAGGGGATGGAATGAAGAACCCGGGAGAATATGTTGACATTGGGGACCCAGCCTTGCAAGTCAGAACAGACGAGGATGGAAACACTGTAGCCTCTGCAACGATACAGGCGGTTGTCCTCTGGAAAGAAGATATCAAAAACCACATCATGGACGAGATCATCAAGATGTGCAAGGAGCACGGAATTACGGACCTGTATGTGCTGAACCGGGATTTCATCCTGTCGGCTATCAAGGAGAAGATGGAAAAGGAGGCCCACCAATGACGCGGGAAGAAGCTGCCATCAAAAGCTGTGAGGATAGAATCAAGCACCTGAAAAGCGCGCCAACTCACCATTATGGGAAACGGCAGCGGGAAAGAGCCATTGAGCTGGAAAAGGTAAAAATAAAGGCCCTCCGCCCCGTCAGCCGGGAGCAGGTGGAGAAGGTGTTTCCTGGGTGCCCGGCATGTAAAAACGGGCCGCCGAAACTTCACATCCCAGCGTTTAGAGCTATGGCGGTATGTAATCAACACATGGATCACGAGGCTTTTGACATAGAGCTGAACAGTAAATTTTGCCTGAATTGCGGGCGGCCGTTGACGGACAAGGCCGTGGACATGTTGATGGAGAGGATGGAGGCGCTGCATGGAGATAGGTGACCGCGTCGTCTGCATGGTGAGCGGTGTCCGGGGCGTGATAACAAAAATCTACACCCCGACCGCTTCAGCAATGCAGATTATGGTGTGTACAGATGATGGGCGCTTGTATCATGCGCCGTATAGCACATGGAGATATGAGTGATTGGAGGCGCTAACCGATGTTAAGACCGATTGACGCATATACGCTAAATAACGCGCTCGTCTCATGGTACAACGACACCGAGGGCGAGACAGAAAAATCGATCCTGCGGCGCGTTATGCAGATGGTGGTCCATGCGCCCACCCTCACCCCGCTGAACGAGCCGCTGACGCTGAATGAACTGCGGGAGATGGACGGGGAGCCGGTTTGGGTAGACGACGAAAAAACCTGGGCGATTTTGCAAGTTTGGGATGATCAAAATATTGACGCAGTTTTTCCAATACAAAGAGGATGTTTCCGAGCAGAAAGTGTGCTTGGAATGAAGATTTACCGCCGCCCGCCGGAGGGAGAGGAGGACACCTGATGGACTACGAAAAGCTGATTGAGCAATTAAAACAAAAAGACGGGCTGTGGTGTTCTGTGCCTACAGGAGAAAAACTTGTCACTGACGCAGCCGACGCCCTCACCGCCCTGCTGGCCGAAAACGAGAAGCGGCAGGACGAGCTGGAGCAGGCCAGGGCAGAGATCACCCGTCTGAAACACTACGAGGACAAATGCCATGACTGCCCCATCGTCTGTGCCAAAACGGAAATCATCAAGGCGCACGAGGAGTTGGAAGCGGTACAAGCCGAGCTGGAGCAGAAATCAAAACTGATTGCTCAGCAGGTCGCAGAATTGGAACGGCGGGACAAACTGCTGAAAGAACAAGAGACCGAGTTGGATCAGATGAAGCGGGAGAGGGATGCGGCGATAGACTGTATCTACAAAATCGAGGATGCCCTTGACCGGGGAAATGACAATGACTGGGCCAGAGAGCATATTTCGGAATGGGAGAGCCAGAAGGAGGACTGACATGGAACGGTTGACAGAACGTGATGCGCACGGAAATTGGCGCATAAAGCGCTTTACCGAAATCCTGCCTGCACATTGGCAAGCATGTAACCGCCTCGCCGCTATCGAAGACATCCTGGGCGACGGCACTGACGAATACGACCTTGACCGCCTCCGCGAACTGGCCCAAGCGCACAAGGAAAATCGGGTATTGCCCGAGGGAAGTGGCTGGTTTGTTACATGTAGCGGGAAGAAGTTGACGGTTGTCATGGACATTGAGGCCGCACTACGGAGGGAGCAGGATGGCTGAGTACATCAAACGAGAAGAAGTATACCAATATCTTGATAACGAAGTAGAATGGAATGTGAATCAAGACAGGCTTTACACACTTGAAGTTATAAGTGATTTCCCTGCCGCCGACGTTGCGCCTGTGGTGAGGGCGAAGTGGGAACCTGGCGACCCAATTTGTCCAGTGTGTGGGAAAAGCAAGTTTAATGGGCTTGATGCTGATATTTGGGCTGATTGGCAACCAAAATATTGCCCCAACTGCGGCGCTTTGATGAAGGAGGACGAGCATGAGGCTGATTGATGTTGATGCATTGCCAAACTATAAGTTAATAGGGACAATGGCATTGGGGAGCGAAAGAAGCCCTGCTGAACTAAGAATAGTTTTATGGGAAGATATTAAATCTATGTCTACCATCGACGCCGTGCCTGTGGTCAGATGCCGGGAGTGCCGGTGGTATGATGCAGGGAAAAATGATAGCGAGAGTTGGAGCGATTGCACACTTCGATATGGAAAACATTTTAACGTAAGCCCCATGGATTTCTGCTCCTACGGCCAGCGAAAGGAGGCCGACCATGATAAACACCCATCCGACCCGGTGTAATATCTGCGGTGGGTGTGTGACCTATGGCTCTAATGCTCGTGTCTATGGCCGGGAGTACGGAAGCGGCTACTGCTATCTCTGTGAACAGTGTGGGGCCTATGTTGGGACGCATAAGCCCCGCCCACGGGAAGCCCTGGGTCTGTTGGCTGACGAACCTATGCGCACAGGGAAAAAGATGTGTCACGCTCTCTTTGACCCGCTCTGGCAGGGAAAGCCAAAGGCCCGTAAAAAGCGCAATGATCTATATAGCTGGCTTGCCCGTAAGATGGACATATCAGTTGAGGACTGCCACTTCGGCTACTTCGACATCGGCCAGCTTAGGCGGGCGTACATCATCTTGCGGGGCATACAGGACAAGCAGACGCGGTATGACAACTGCGGGAGAATCTATTTTGAGGAGGCCGAGCATGAAATTTCAGAACCCTAAGACGGGAGAAGTGTTTGAAAATACATGTGATGATATTACTTTTTGCGGACATTATAAAGGTTGCATAGATTGTCCGATTGGAAACATAAAGCAAAACTATGACTGTACCGAATGGATCAATAAACATCCCTACAAATCCGCCAGCCTGATGGGCTATGAGGTGGTGGAGGATGAACCCGTTTCAGATTGTAACGGATTGAATGAGGGTACAAATTGTACCCCGGTAAAGGGGGAGGCCAACACGGCTAACGCCGTGGAGGGTATGTGCTGCGACTGTGCTCATGGCGGCCCCTGTTGCTCTTGGGACGAAAACGAGGATTGTCAGCACAGGAAAAAGGACGGCACTTGCTGGGTACCATACACGAAGGAGGAGGCCAACATGGACAAGCCATTGAAGGACTGGACGTTTTCTGAGGTGCAGGAATATTGCAAAAAACAGAGAAACACTTCTGAACGGTGCAGTTCGTGCAAAATCAAAAAATTCTGCGACAAATACCTCGGAAAAAAAGGAGAATCCGCAAGCCCCAAATATTGGGACCTGTCTGAACCGTCCCGCTGGACGGAGCAGGAGGTGGAGAGGGCGAAGGCGATCAAACTTATTTATCCAAATGCTGAAAAACTGGAATTAATACCATGTGTTATTCGTGTTTACACGGATATTGGGGCAATAGCCTATCTGCATGCTGACCTATTTCCAAGCATGAAAAATGGACAAATTTCCACCCTTGACGAGATCATCGGAGGTGCCCAATGACAAGAAAAGAATATGAAAAGAAAATTGCGGCATTGGAACCGCTCGATGAGGAGAGGCGAAAAAGCGTGACGTGTGCGCTCCTTGGACATAGCCATATTACCACAGGTTGCTTCGGGTATGTCTACTGTGCACGGTGTGGAGAACAAATTGGGGATGTTCTGGGCGGCTGTTTCTATGATCCGCTGGAAGTTCGTGTAGGTCATAATTGCCCAACTTGCAGGGCGAATTATGAGAAGCTTGGATGGGAAGATAAGATTCTGACTCCTGACCCGTTTTCGGATGAGAACAGCGGAGGTGCGGAATGAACGAAGTTATGATTACCAACAAATGGGTCCATGAAGATGACCAGAAGGCCAAAGCCGACGCAGGGAAGCCTCGCCCTACTCTGGTTCCTGTGTCTCTGATCGAGGCTGTGACGGCGGTCCGCATGTACGGAAATGAAAAGTACCACGACCCGGAGAATTGGCGGCAGGTGGAGCCGCAGCGCTATCAGGATGCTTTATACCGGCACTGGCTGTCCTATCTCAAGGGTGAGAAGTGCGATCCGGAAAGCGGCCTGCCTCATCTATGGCATCTGGCCTGCAATGCGGCGTTTTTGATTGAGATGGAGGGCAAAGAATGAGAGATATCCTTTTCAAAGCCAAACGGCTGAGTGATGGTGCATGGGTGGAAGGTTATCTATACCGACTCCATGATAGCTTAAATCCCTTTATTATGCTCAGAAATCGACATGGTGAAGCTTACGAGGTTGACCCCTCAACGGTCTGCGAGTACACCGGCCTGACCAACAGGAACAGGAAGAAGATTTTTGAGGGGGATATTATCCGCTGGACGAACTGGAAAGGTGAACAAAAAGAAGCTCCTGTATGCTATGACCCAGAATGGAATAGATTTTGCGTTTGGCTGAATGGCGCTGAAAGTATGGGCGCAAACAAGCACCTTTCAACGAGCGGAATTGAGATCATCAGCAACATCCACGACGGGGAGGGCGGGCAATGACAAAAGAAGAATCACTGGCATGGGTGAAATCGTTAAAGCCGGGAGATATCGTGATATACAGCGGGTTTGGGGTTGCGGGAAGGATTCAAACTGCCAAAGTAGAAAAAGTAACTCCATCTGGTATTGTCAGGACCAATCGGGGCAGTTTTAAAGAATCTCCATGGAGCTGGTCTGGAAGAGTAGGCGGCTATGGGAAAACACCTGGAGAGATTAGCCCGCCAACGGCAGAATTGCTTATCGAGGCAGAGCTTCAAGAAGCGGAAGATGCTGCTGAGAAGAAGCGGCGAGACACCATCTACAAGGCGCGGAACCTGATTTCCGAACTATATTATAATAGATTCCGTATCGACTATGACACGGCAGTTGAGATAATCAATGTGTTAGAGAGGTGGCGGACAGCATGAGCGAGTGGATTAGAGTCAGGGAGCGGTTGCCGGAAGTGGGGCAAGAAGTGTTGGTATACTGGCGGAATACATCTCAAAAAGCGGAACATTTTGAATTGACACATTACACAGGGGACCATTGGTATTTACTTGACAATACAGGCCGACCTTGGATTGAGGTTGTTGCATGGATGCCCCTCCCCGAACCACCAAAGGAGAATCAGCAGCATGAGTAAAAAAGTCAACCCCCGCAGACAACCGGCGTCAAAGGCAGATGTAAAACGGGCTGAGCTTCGTGGGCGGGATGATGGCATCAAATTCGCAAGCGCTCTATTTTTGATGGCCCTGCGCGATAAGGAGGGCTTTGATCTGGAAGCTCTGCAAAAGGTCTGGAAAGAGGTTGGAGACTTGGCGGATAGCATTGCGGAAGGCTATTGCAACATCGAGGATTTACATACCGTCCTGGAGTCTGAAGTAGGCGCCAGAATTGTGGGAGGGATAGCCACATGACCGAATGGTGTCTTGCCCATCCGTGGATGACCTTTTTCTTGCTGACTTTTGCTCTGCTCGTCATCGACGAAATAGTATGCGCGATTGCTAATGCCATTGCAAGCAAGAACAGAGACAAGCATGAGGAGGGATAGCCCTTGAATGAGTTCCCGGATAGGCTGAGGAGGCTGAGGGAGGAAAAAGAGCCTGGGAAAAATGTTGATATTGTATCGCAATTGATGGGGTTAAGCCCCAATATGCTTCGGTCGTATGAGAATGGAAAGCATGAACCAACATTATCAATGCTAAAAAGAATTACGAATTATTATCAGGTTAGTTTGGGATATTTTGATGATGATGTAAAGCCATAAACTTTTATTATCATACACAAAAACTTAGAGATTCCACAATATATTGTGTTTAAGACGCTGAATCTGTGCGAAAATGGGAGTGTGGGGGCGTATCTCTGCACTCCCACTCCTTTTCCCCTCTGCCCGGAGGTTCACCTCCGCCTCCGGGCCTCCTATGCCCTTGTAGCTCAGTAGGTAGAGCGGCCCAAGAATATGGGTGATTAAAGCGTCGCCGGTTCGAGTCCGGTCAAGGGCAAATTTATACCCTTTTGGGGAACTAGATAAGCTGCTCCAAAGGCCACGGAGCTGACACCCCGGAAAGACGGGGGCATGCGGAACATAGGCACCCCCAAAATGGGGAGGTCACAGCAAGCGAAGGGCACGTTGCCCTAAGTGCTAAAGCGGGGCAGGGCCGCGATGTTCCACCAGAGGCCGGGTAGCTCCCGGATGATCTGAGCGTAGCGCAAGTCCTCAGAGAGAATGACAATGCCCGCTGAAAACTGCGCCAGAGTTCCGTAATCGGGGCCGATATGCGGCGTATGACAATTTAAGCGAGAAGCGCACATATACGGGTGTAGCTCAATGGAGAGCGCCGGTCTCCAAAACCGGAGGTTGGGGGAACAGAGCCTTCCACCCGTGCCAGGGCGCAAGTCCTTACAGAATTTCTTGGCGAAAGGCAAGTGAGAAAAGCCGAAAAACTCACGGCTCCCCCGCAAAGGGGGATATGCCGCCCCGCAGTTGCACGAGACGGGGGTGGGGATAATGGGAGGAAACGCATGGCGGGGTAATCTCCCGCCGTCTCTCGAAAAATGGTTGAATACCGGGGATAGGCCGACGGGCCGAAAAGGGAGGTGCCACCTTACTCCTCTTCCCTGGGTCAACATAAATGGTGGAAACGAAAATTCAGAAAGGCGGTATATCCATGAACGACTTGATGATTTTTAACAACCCTGAGTTTGGGGAGATTCGTACTGTGGGATTGGACGGGGAGCCATTGCTGGTTGGTAAGGATGTGGCATTAGCACTGGGTTACACGAACCCACAAAAGGCAATCCGTGACCACGTTGATGATGAGGATAAGACGGTGAACGAAACGTTCAGCGTCAACGGGACACCGATTGTACTTATCAACGAGAGCGGCCTGTATTCCCTCGTCCTTTCCAGCAAGCTTCCCGGGGCCAAGAAGTTCAAGCGCTGGGTGACGAGTGAGGTATTACCCAGCATTCGCAAGCACGGGGCTTACATGACCTCGGACACGATCGATAAGATGATAAACTCTCCGGAGTTTGGCATCAAACTGCTTACTGCGCTGAGAGACGAACAGGATAAGAGAAAGGCGCTGGAGACAGAGCTGGATAGGAGCAAGGAATGGTATTCCATCAAACGAGTAGCACATCTGAATGGAGTATCATATAAGGTTTTTGACTGGCGGAAGCTCAAACTCGAAAGCCAACGACAGGGATATGGAGTTAAAAAGATTTTCGATGCCAATTATGGCGAAGTCAATACTTACCACGTGAACGTGTGGGAAAAAGTTTACCCCAATATGGAACTATAAGAATAGTTGACAGGAAGGTGGTGTTATGGCTGCACGGCTGACAGATCGCCAGAAAAAGAAAATAGTGGCTGATTATCTGGAAACCGAGAGTTATAACGCCACGGCAAAGATGAATGGTGTATCAAAGGACACGGTAAAACGCATTGTGCTGAATTGCGAAGGATTCTTCCAAAAAGCGCAACAAAAAAAGAAACAGAATACATTGGATATGCTTGCCTTTATGGATTCCCGTAAAGAGAAGATGCAAGAGGCAATAGACCTTCATCTTAATGCACTGACGGACCCTGAAAAGATAGATGATGCTGGTTTGTCTCAAATTGCGACTTCCTTCGGGATCATCGTTGATAAAGCCACAAAGAATACGGCAAGCGGAAACGACAGCTTAAACAAATTGGATGGGCTGTTAAAGGAGTTCAAAGATGCTGTTAAGTCCGAAACAACATGAATTTGTTCTGAACGCCAATAGGCGGTGGAATTTCAAAGGTGGCGCAACCAGAAGCGGAAAGACTTATCTTGATTTTCGGTGGATGATTCCAATTCGCATCCGAGATCGCGTCGGGAAAGATGGGCTGACAGTTATTCTTGGGGTTACAAAATCAACGATTGAACGAAATGTGTTGGAGCCGATGCGGAACCTATATGGAGACACGCTGGTTGGCTCAATTTCCAGTGACAACACAGCATGGTTGTTTGGAGAGAAATGCTATTGCCTGGGAGCTGAGAAGGTTTCCCAAGTATCAAAAATTCGTGGCGCATCCATCAAATACTGCTATGGGGATGAGGTGGCCGACTGGAGCGAAGAGGTATTTGAACTTCTGAAAAGCCGCCTAGATAAAGAGTATTCTTGCTTTGATGGTACCTTCAATCCGCAATATCCCGGACACTGGCTAAAACAGTTTCTTGATAGTGATGCGGATATATTCAGCCAGACATATACAATTGATGATAACCCGTTTTTGCCAAAAAAATTTGTTGACAACTTAAAAAGAGAGTACGCCGGAACGGTATTTTATGATCGGTACATATTAGGAGAATGGGCGCTGGCAGAGGGACTTGTCTACCCTATGTTCAGCATGGACAAGCATGTTATTCGCGGAAACCCTGATGGACCTGGATTATATTATATCGCTATCGACTACGGCACAATGAATCCAACGGCGATGGGGCTGTGGCGCGTTTATCGCGGGGAGGCTGTCATGCTGAAGGAGTATTATTACGATGGTCGGGCCAAGAAAAAACAAAAGACCGATGAAGAATATTATCAGGACCTGGAGAAGTTTGCGGATGGGAAGAAGATCGAACGTGTGATCGTTGACCCTTCTGCGGCAAGTTTCAAGGAATGTATACATCGGCATGGGAAATTTGCCGTGTGGGATGCGGATAACTCTGTTTTGGATGGAATCCGGCTGACGGCAACTTTGCTGCAAACTGGACAGATCAAGTTTCACGAGAGCTGCGAGAATACGTTCCAGGAATTTCAATCCTACATGTGGGATGGAGATGCCGGGGAAGACAAAGTCATTAAAGAGTCAGATCACTCAATGGACCAGATGCGCTATTTTTGTAACACCATTATGTGGAGAGAGATCGCATGAGTGTTTTTGTCGGCTGGTTGGGCCGCTTGAAAAACTTCATATTTCCGCAGGCGGTGACTCAGCGGGAGTTTGGCGTTAAGCCTGCCACGGGACAGACAATGGAGAGGAACATCAACCTGTGGTTTGCTATGTATGTCAACCGACCGCCCTGGGCGGTTCCTCCTGTGGTTCCGATGGGCCTGCCAGCAGCGATCTGTAGAGAGATTGCCCGCCCGACGCTGGCGGAACTCACAGTAAGCATTGCGGGCAGTGCCAGGGCGGACTATCACAACGAGCAGTTTCAAGCAGCGCAAGAAAGGTTCCTACAGCAGCTTGAGCTTGGGCTTGCAACAGGTGGTATTGCGCTGAAACCGTATGTTTATGGGAACCGTATTTTGGTGGACGGAACTAGCGCGGCAGCGTTTCAGCCTACAAAATTTGATGCTTCTGGTACCTGTGTTGGAGGCGTGTTCCGTGAAAAAGCACAAGCCAATGATAAATACTATGTCCGGCTGGAATACCACAACTTAGAGGGTACTACATATACCATCCAGAACAAAGCATACCGCAGCGACAGCAGCGGTTCCGTGGGACCTGCAGCCGCTTTGAATGAGGTTCCGGATTGGGCGGATATCCCGCCAGAAGTCAAGATAGAAAACCTGGAAGGACCGCTCTTTGCCTATTTTAAGCCCCCGCAGTCAAACAATGTGGACACCGATGATAAAACCGGTGTGTCCGTATATGGAGGGTCCGCTGTAGAACTCATCCAAAGAGCGGACGAGCAGTGGGATTTGATCCGGTGGGAGTACAAGAGCGGCCAGAGAAAGATATTTATGGACGCTACAGAAACAGTAGCAAGGGACTTCGACAAACGCTTGTTTGAGATTGCTCCGTTCTCCAAGGACGGCAAGTTTTTTGAACAGTTTGAACCCTCTTTTCGGGACGAACCGCTTTATCGAGGGCTACAAAATATTCTGAAACAAATTGAGTTCCAGGTTGGCCTCTCTTATGGCACGCTGTCAGACCCACAAAGTGTTGAAAAGACGGCGACAGAGATTCGCAACAGCAAACAGCGGATGTTTATCACTATCGATAGCATTCAAAAAGCGTTACAGCATACCTTTGACAGCCTGATCTATGCCATGGACGTGTATGCTACACTGTACAATCTGGCGCCTGCTGGAGGCTATGAAGTCACCTATTCTTGGGGAGACAGCGTTCTTGATGACGCTGACGCAAAGGAAAAGGAGCGGGCTAACGACCGGCAGGATGTTTCCATGGGCGTGATGAATGATTGGGAATACCGGGCAAAATGGTATGGAGAGGACGAGGCCACAGCCAAGAAAATGCTGCCGAAAATGGAGGACATGACGAACGAAGGAGAGAATGAGATTGAATGAGATACCCGTTTTCTCCAGAAGTTTTGGATGCGCTTCCGGAAGAATTAGCGGAGTTGTTCCGAAGCCTGGAAGAGACGCTCCTTGATGAAATATGCTCTCGGCTGAAACTGGCCGGAGAACTGAATGAGGTCACGGTGCAGGATATCCGGGCTCTGCGGTCACATGGAATTGGCCTAAAAGAGATAGAGAGGGCCATCCAGCGAACGGCCAATATCAGCGAGCAACGGCTCAATAGGCTGCTGGAGGACGTGGTGGAACGTAACCAGCGGTATTACAAAGAGGTCATAGACCTTGCGGGGATGACGGCTCCTGAGACATTGGTAAGTGCTATGGATATTGCCGCGATTACGGCGCAGGCACAAAGAGAGGTCAGCAACCTGACCCGATCCATGGGCTTTCTGGTGGACAGTGGGCGGACGATGCTGACACCAGCCCGTGCTTATCAATGGGCGCTGGATAACGCGGAGATGCAGGTTATGAGCGGAGCAGTCAGCTATAACCAAGCTATTAGAAATACTGTTAAGCAGCTTGCAGACAGCGGCATCAAGATCGTGGCTTATGAGAGCGGACACCGGGACCAAATCGACGTAGCAGCCCGCCGAGCAGTGATGACGGGCGTCTCCCAGCTCTGTGCCAAATACACGGAGCAGAGTGCGGAATACTTAGAAACGCCATATTTTGAAGTATCAGCCCATATCGGGGCACGAGATCAAGGTACTGGATGGCAGAACCATAAAGCGTGGCAGGGCCGGGTGTATTCTGTTAGAACCGGAGACAAATACCCAAGTATCTATGAAGTATGCGGACTTGGCTATGTGGATGGTTTAGAGGGAGCCAACTGCCGTCATATCAGGACCGCTTTTGTAGACGGCGTGATGGAGCGGACGTATACCGACAAAGAACTGGAACACATTGACGACGGGCATGATGTGGAGTTTGAGGGCAAACGTTATACAGCTTATGAAGCTACACAAAAGCAACGCCAGATCGAGCGGACCATCCGAAAGCTGAAGCGGGAACAGACTGCATATAAGGCGGCAGGGCTTGAAGAGGACGCCCAGACGGTGACAGCCCGCATCCGGCGTCTGAACAAGGAATACAGAGATTTTAGCGAAGCTGCGGGTTTGCCATTGCAGCGGGAAAGGATGCAGGTTACCTATACGGATATTGAATCCGAACAAACCGCCTCGGCACTCAAAGTGCAGCGTGATGCAGAAGCGCCAATCAGGCAGGCGATCCGCAACGGTGAATATCCATTAGAGATCAATCCGGAGAAACAGGCGCGGCATATGGCCGGCACTGCTACACCGGGCAGAAGCGTGATAACGGTTTCTGTGGAGGAGTTGCAAGCGATCATAAACGCGAAGGCAGGTAGCGGAAAAATCAATCTTACAGATGATTTTACAAAGTGGAAAAACACAGAAATTATTGATGCCGGAAAAGAAATTGGCTATACAGTTAACAGAAACGGTGATATAATAATTGCAAGAAGTATCAAAATCCATTACAGCAAAAGCGGTACGCATGGTGTTCCGTTTTCAGGGGGGTGGAAAAAATGATAATTAACGATCCCACGATTTACTTTTGGAAGAAAATTAAAGTTTTTTCCACAAGTGGACGTGTAACGACCGGGGAACTCTATGGGTATGACTACGATTTTGATGATGATGGAAATGAATTTCTGGAGTTCGATGTGGAGAATGAACACGGCTTGTTGATTGGATTTACGGAGGACGAGCTTGAGCGCATCGAGATTATTGGATGAAAAAACAAACAAAGAAACTATTAAAGCGTGGGCCATAATTGGGGCCATTCTTGACCGTGGGAATGACGCGATTATTCGAAAAAAAGAAAGTGGATTTCTCATCATCGAGGAAAAGAAAAAAACAGTATATCGCTCCCCCGACCGATAGGGGCCGGGGAAGGACCGTTGGGGTCAACTACCGAGGATTTCTCGGTGGTTGACCCTTTTTCTTTTGACCGACCCGAAGTCGCTAAACTACGGGAGATTCAATTAAATTTGGCTATCCGCAAGCCTAAAAGTGCGGGGCGGTTGGTCACGGCAACGACCTAAAAAGCCTAGCCGCAAAGGAGAACGCATGAAAACAGAAGAACTGCTTGAAATTGGACTGACAGAGGAACAAGCGACAAAGGTTTTGGCGATCAACGGGAAAGACATTGAACGATACAAAAAGGCGGCAGATACAGCAAAGGCGGACCTTGAAGCGTCTCAGGAACAACTTTCACAGAGAGATGCGGATATTGAGAAGTTAAAAAAATCTGCCGGTGATGTGGATGGCATCAAGCAGCAGTTGGCTGACCTGCAGACCAAGTACACCACGGAGACAGAGCAGTATCAGAAGCAGATTGCAGATCGTGACTATGCAGATGCTGTCAATCATGCGATTGCCGACAAGGGTGTAAAGTTCAGCTCTAAAGCCGCGGAAAAGGCGTTTGTTGCGGACCTTACCGCCAACCGCCTGACGCTCAAAAACGGGGCTCTGGAAGGGTTTGAAGATTACCTGAAGGCGCAGCAAGATAGCGACCCAGCTGCGTTCCAGGGGGACAAGCCTGCCCCGTCGTTTGCAAAGCCTGTTGGCCCTGGCGGGCCTCCTGCTCACGAGAGCAAAGGAGCCATGTACGCCAAGCAGTTCAATCAAATGTACGCAACCCAAAATACTACGAAGGAGTGAAACGAATGTCTCATTTTTACAGAGTGAATGGCACTTTTCGGCCGAACTTCCTGGAAAGCGAGGTTGGGCTTGTCCTGAAAACCTATCAGATTCCAGCTTCTATGGGCGTGGCGGATGAGTATGGAAACAAAATCGTTGCCGCCGGAACTGTGTTCCCGTCCAATGATGGGAGCGCCGCGGGTATCGTTTTTGACGATGTGGATGTCACCCACGGCGACCACGAAGGGAGCGTCATGCTGGCTGGCCGTGTTCTGAAAGAACGCCTGAATATCCAGAGCGCCGCCGAGACACCGCTGAAAGCGGCTGGGATTGTGTTTGTGGATGCGCCCGAAGTTACCAGGGGATATTGCCTGACCTATGAAAAGGACGATGGTACAGGCACGCCTCCGGTTGATACCCATGAATACCAGGAGGGCAGTTATGCCCCTGTATCAACCGATTATCCGCTGACTAAAGCGAGCAATACACAAACCGGATGGGCGCTCTCCAGCGGCGGGCCTGCGGTTACATCGGTCAAGATGACCAAGGATGCAAAGCTCTATCCCGTCTGGACTTCCGCAGGCGTCTAACAAGGAGGATTGACAAATGGCTGATATTTTAACTTTGATTTCCGATGCTGAAAGACTGGACTTCTCTCAGAATCTGTCTGTTGCCCGCCCTGCATACCTGGGCGACCGGCTTTTCCCTGATCAGAAGACCGAAAACCTCAAGGCGGAATATATGCGGCTTGCCAATGGCGCTACCCTGCCTGTGATGGCTACCGTCCACGCCTTTGACACGGAGGCAGAGATCGGTTCCCGGCCTACCTTTGACAAGATGGAGGTCGAAAAGCTGCTGATCAAGCGCAAGATCAACCAGACTGAACGCATTCGGCTCCTGAGTGAATCCGGGGTGTATGCCGATGACGCCATTGTGCGCTATGTTTTTGACGACATGCGGATGATGGCGGATGCAGTGAAGGTCCGTACTGAGGTTGCCAAGATGGATGTGCTTGCCACCGGCAAGATGAACATCAATGAGAATCGCCTTAAGATGACCGTTGATTATAAAGTTCCCAGTGAAAACCTGGCCTTCGATTTGGACATGTCCGCTGATGCTGATGTCATTGGTCAGATTCAAGCCATTGTGGACCAAGCCGCTGAGATGGGGTACACCATCAACGAGGCAATTACCTCTAACAAGGTAGTCCGTAAGTTAGCGACCAATAAGGGCATTCAGACCCTGATCTTTGGTTCTGTTGGACAGGGGACCTATGTTCCCAACGAGCGTCTACGCGGTTTGTTTTCGCAGCTCTTCGGATTTGGAACCATCACAACCTATGATCTGCGATATAAGACTCAGAAGGCGGACGGCACTGAGACGACGCACCGCTTCTATCCGGAGGATAAGATCACTTTCACCGCAGTTCCGCAGGTGGGTGTGGGCTTGTGGGGCGTGTCTCCAGAAGAGGCGGAGTATGGACAATACAACGAAAAGTCCGCCGATCAGTACATCACCATCACCCAATGGGCGACGCCTGACCCTGTAGCGGTGTGGACGAAGGCCACCGGATTGTTTATCCCGGTCCTTCCTGACCCCAACGGCCTGTTTGTGGCCTCTGTAAAGCCAGACGCTGCCTCGGGGGGTTAAATGAGCTGTTGAGCGCGGCTTCACTCTCCACGCCCGACTTCTCCAGCATGACTCGGGCAGAAATGCTTGATTATGCTGTGGAGAACGGCGTGGGGGGTGTCAACAGCTCCATGAAAAAGGCCGATATTTTAGCGGTACTCCGGAGGACGGCGCTATGATTTATGCGAGTTACGAGTTCTATTCGTATGTGTACTTCGGGAAATCTATTGAGCCATCTGATTTTCCGAGACTCGCGCTTCGGGCAAGCTCCTACCTTGACTGGTGTACGGCTGGAAGAGCCGCCAAACATGCAGACCTGGAAGCGGTAAAGATGGCGTGCTGCGCCCTTGCTGAGGACTACCAGACGATTGATTCCGCCAGGATGCTGGCAAACAGGAGCCTATCTTCTGCATCTGGAGACGGCGGAGAGCTGCAAAGTCAGACGGTTGGAAGCTGGTCCAAAACCTATCGTTCCGGAGGGTCAAGCGCCAAAGACGCGCTGAATGCGGCAGAAAGTGCACAAGGAGTTCTTATGGAGACGGCGAAAATGTATCTTGCTGGAACTGGGCTTTTGAAAGCAAAGGGGTACTACGCGTGAGCATGTTTCCACATGTTGTTACACTCTATAACACGAAGAGTATAGAGCTGCCGGAAAACAAATTTGAGCCTACTTTGGTCAATCACATCACTGTTCTGCGTGGTGTACTCCTGGACGCCTCCAAGGGCGTTAATGTGAGCAAGAGCGGCCTGGAAGGGGCGGACGCGGTTACCTTGTATATCCCGGTCAATGTTGATGCTGTGGATGGCTTAACAGGCAGAAAGAAGCGGTATGTCGGACCAAGAGAATTTTGGAATGCAGACGACAAGACCGGCCTGTGGACGCTCTCTGTAAGCCGCGACTGCTTTTTCGTCAAAGGGGAGGCCGTACACCCAGATTGGACGGTGCAGACCATCAAAGCGGCATATAATAACGTCTACGATGTGAGTAAGGTGGACTTCAAGGATTTTGGCGGAGATATGTCACACTTTCAAGTGGGAGGTGCTTGAAATGCTGAGACTCACGGTACACACCAAAGGCCTGGAGGAAATCAAGGATAAATTGATGCAAGGATCTTCAAAAGCTGAACACACTCTTGCTATTCAAATCCGGAAGGACACGTCTCCTTACGTGCCTGCGTTAACAGGAGACTTGGATAGGAGAACAAAAGTAGACGGGTCTCGCATTATATATCCAGGGCCAGAATCCAGGATGCTATATTACGGGAAATTGATGGTTGATCCCGAGACGGGAAGCAGCTACGCGCCAAAAGGCGGCACAAAGGCGGTCACAGATAAGGACCTGGTGTTTAACAAATCGATGCACGCACAGGCGCAATCCCACTGGTTCGAGGCTAGTAAGTCAGAAAACCTTGAGAAGTGGGTGCGAGTAGCAGACAAGGCGGTGAAGAATGATCTCTGATAAAAAAGAACGGCCTAAAGTGTTGGCTGCGGCGGAAGAGGTTCAAACAATTTCCCGCTCTATGCTGGTTTGGGCAAATACCTTTCCGGACAAGCCTGTTGCCATCATCAACTATGAATTTTTAGATGTGGACATGGCAAAGCCCGCTGAGGTAGGAATGACTCTCTCCACGATTCCTGGAACTTACATTACAAGCAAATACATTCTGGGCGGATATCAAGCGGAATATCAGTTTGAAATGCTCTATCGAATCAAACCGGGAGACAGCATAGATGCACGATTGGAAGCTGTCGAGCTGTTGAACAGATTCGGGGACTGGGCCAGAACGAATAAACCGGAGCTTGGAAAGGGAATCCGCGCACTGAGAGTGGAGCCTACCACACAGGCCGCAAAACTGGCCGCACTTGAAAACGGCTATGAAGACTATCAAATTTTAATGCGCCTGACTTATGAAGTCGGAGTTTGAAAGGAGAGAAACCAATGCCCGATATGGAATTTAATACGACAGCCGGTCAAACGGTAGACCGTGAGCTTTTGGTGGCGTATCTCAATACGGGGGACAGTTCTACACCTGTTTGGAGTCCTTTGGGGACCCGTGTCACAGACAGTTCTATGGAATACGATTGGCAGGAGGACTCTACAAAAGATATCCTTGGGACTACCAGAACCAGCATGAAAAAGCCGATCATCACGCAGAGCTTTGACCCCAGTGAGTTGGATGCAGGAGACCCCGCCATCACAAAGATTTGGAATTTAGCGGTCAGAGAGCAAAATGCTGCTGCTCTTGCAAACCAGGACATGTTGATTGTACACCTTTATGCTGGCACAGCTCAAACCGCTGCGTTTGCGGAGCGATATTCCGCCTGTATGGTTAAGCCGTCCAGCCTGGGCGGGGAGGGCGGCGGCTCTGTTGGAATGCCCTATGATGTGACCTTGGGTGGTACAAGAACAACCGGAACGGCGTCTGTTTCCGGCGCTAAGGTGACTTTTACTCCAGACGAGGTGTAAGACGTGAAAGAACTGAGCTTTGACAGCGGACTTGTTACATATTCCCTGAATGGGAAGTGTGAGGTATCTTTTAACCCGACTGACAGCAACTTTGTGGAAAAGCTGTACTCCGCCTTTGAAGAACTGGATAAAAAGCAGGAAGGGTATAAGGCACAAATTGAAAAAATTGCAGACAAGCGGGAAATCTTTGCCTTTGCAAAAGAGCGGGATGCTGAAATGCGCGGCATCATTGACGGCGTGTTTGGCGACGCGGTTTGTGATGTGCTGTTTGGCGGTATGAATGTTTATGCTTTGGCAAACGGGCTTCCGGTGTGGTGTAATCTCATGCTGGCTGTGATGGATGAAATTGATTCTTCATTCGCGCGCGAACAGAAAGCCACGAATCCCAAGCTCCAAAAGTATCTAAATAAGTACCAAAAGTATCAAAGAAGCTGAAGTAAGGAGCACGGCATGAGTTATGGACTGCCAAAAACCGTTGAAATAGACGGAGAAGAGTTTGCTATTCGCTATGATTATCGTGTCATCCTTGACATTTTTGAAATTCTGAACGACCCAGATTTCAACGATCAAGAACGAGCTCTTGCCGTGCTCCAAATCTTCTATGTGGAATTTGACCAACTGACGGATTATGACGCGGCGATTCAGGAGTGCTTTCGCTCTATGAACGGGGGAAGGGAAGAAGTATCCAAACAAAAACAGCCGCAGCTGATGTCCTGGAAAAATGATTTTTCTATGATTGTTGCCCCAATCAACCGAGTCCTTGGATATGAAGTGCGGGCAAAAGAATATGATCCGCAGACCAATACAGGAGGAGTTCATTGGTGGACTTGGCTAGGTGCCTACATGGAAATTGGGGATTGCTTATTTGCGCAGATCATTCGTATTCGGGAAAAAAGAGCGCTTGGAAAACCGTTGGATAAAGCAGACAAAGAGTTTTATAGAAAAAACCGGGATATCATTGACCTAAAAACACAGTACACCGATACAGAGCAAGAGCTTTTGAAGGCATGGACAAAAAGTAAGACGGCACCCGAAACAGGCACCGTCTGAGGCATTCATTACTGAGCTTTTTTCAATTCTTCAATTTGCCGGGTATGTATAGCCACCGTCTTTTCAAGATCATCCACGCGATCTTCCATAATGTCCATAGCTTCTTGCGGGATCATTTTAGACCCCATTGAATCTAGCTTTTCAAACAATAATTTGAATTGTGGGGCAAATGTATTCTCAATGATTACCTGCATATTTGCCATAGACTCTTTGAGGATTTCTTTCTTCTGCTGCTCCATCATCGTATGAATCGCTTGCAGGTCCTTTTCATCTAGCATCCCAATCACCTCTTGTTTGCTATTATACGGGCTGGCTGGATAGCTGTCAAGAAACTTGATTTGTTAACAACTCCATATTGAAACGGAGGAGGTTTTACTAATTTATGTCCTCTTTACAAATTACAAAATGCTGTTTGCTTTCCACAGCTGTTCCGGCGTCTATGTAAGATGTTTGAAATTCCTCCCAATCCGATGGTAGTTCCCAAACTACGTGACCAACGATTTCCATTCCAGGAGAAACGGCTCCTACAAAGACAACTGCATCATCAATACTGCCAACTACGACTTTTGGAATTACTTTCTTTCCATCGGCGTAAGCATTAAACCCGATGCTGGCTACATTTTGAACGCTGTCCATTGTATTTTTTGCGGAGAAGATTATACACAAAAGTCCGTTGCTTGCATCGTCTGGCTCTATTGTTCCAAGAGATGTTTCAAGTGCATCAGTCCATTTGATATCTACAACGGAGATATCAAAACAGTCTCCTTTTAAAACTCCATCAATCCCAACACTTTGTTCAGTTGTTTCCAACTGCTTACTATCATCTGCTGGCTGACTAGAAGTATTGTTTTCTATATTTGCTTGTGCAGAAGGCCAAGAGATAGCAAAGAGAAAAACAGCGAAAAAAACAGCCATATTGATTGCCCATTTCTTTTTCGCTTTCTTTCTTAGAAAAGCAACCACAAACAAGAGAAATGAAACAAAAAAACCAAGAATTGATAAAAGACCCAGAATAGCATCCATTTTCTTTCCTCCCCAAAAATTAAGGTGGTGATCTTATGGCCGCTGATGGCTCTATTGTAATTGATGTTGATCTTGATAATAAAAAGGCGCAACAAGAACTGAACAAACTAAACAAAAAAATTGAGAGCTTAAATGATCAGATTTATATTAAGCAGCAACAACAAATGCCGTTGATTGAACAATCTAGGCAACTTGGGGCAGAGCTGGATGCTGCAAAAGCAAAACTAGAAGGAATGAGAAGCGGCGGCGAGTTTTTCACGTCTTCCAGTATCAATCAGCAGGCAGAAAAGGTAAAGCAGCTCCAAAAAGAATGGGATGCTGTGCAGAAAAAGGTGGAGAGCTACGATGCTTCTATTGAGAAAACCAACATTGCCCTTAATCTGACCAAAGAAAGAGCGGGAGATATTCAAAAGCAACTTGCATCTTCTGGACCAAACACAGAAATAATGTCACAGGCCATGGAGCGGATGCAAAAGAGCGCCGGAAAGTTTTCCATGAGACTACGAGAAGTGGTACGAAGCGCGTTGATTTTTACGGTGATCTCTCAGGGACTTGCCTCTCTGCGAGAATGGTTCGGAAAGGTCATTAAAACCAATGACGAAGCGACTGCGGCCATCGGTACATTAAAAGGGGCCCTCCTTACATTAGTACAGCCCCTAGTAAACGTGATTATACCAGCATTTACAACATTTGTAAATGTGCTAGCTAGGATAGTTTCTGCGGTTGCAAAAATTGTTTCTGCACTTTTTGGTACAACAGCTGAACAATCTGCGGAAGCAGCAGAAAACCTTTATAACGAGGCAAATGCAATAGAGAGTGTGGGTTCTGCGGCGGAAAAAGCTACTGGATCATTGGCTGGATTTGATGAGATCAATCAGTTATCTGATAGCTCTTCTAGCGGTTCTGGTGGAGGGACTGGTTCTTTAGATACAATTTCACCTGATTTTCGTGGTGCGATCAGTGACCAATTATTGGGGATTGTTGAATTGTTTACGGGTGCAGCGCTTTTGGCGCTAGGCGCAATTCTCACTTTTACAGGAGTACATGTTCTTCTAGGAATTGGTCTTATGGTGCTGGGTGCCCTTGCAATCTGGGATGCAGCAACATCAAATCCAGGATTGGCAGCAGCTTTAGTGGAAAGAGGGCTAGATACAATTCTTGAAATTGTTGGAGCGTTTATTGCGGTTATAGGTGTAATTCTTGTTGTTACAGGCCATTTTTTGGTTGGAATTGGCATGATTCTAGCAGGAATTTCTATATTTTCTGTGGGCGCAGCAGCGGGAGATGAAGGTAATTTTGCGGAAAATATCAAGTTAAGACTGCTGGAAGCAGCAAAAGTAATAGGCCCTCTCATTGCTGTTTTGGGAGTAGTTCTAATTTGTATGGGACAACTATTGCAAGGAGTTTCGCTTATAATTGCAGGCATTGCATTGTTTGAAGTAGCCTCTGTTGAAGATGACAATGGCATGACGTTGCAGCAAAAGATTGTAACAGTGTTAAGTAGCATTGCAGTAGAAGTTGGGAAAATGCTTGCAATTATTGGCGTTGTATTTCTTTGTATTGGAAAGATTGCGCTTGGCATTGGGTTCTTAATTGCCGGAATTTCCTTATTTGCTGTAGGGGAAACTGCACTCAATTGGGACCTCTTAAAAACAGATATTATTTTGGCATTATCGAATATTTTGCATGAAATAGGTCGATTCCTCTTTGTGATCGGCGTAATTATGATGTTTGTGCCTGGGATGCAAGGCGTTGGTATTGGTATGATGCTTGCTGGAATCGGCGCAGTTGCCTTTTCTGAGATTGCACCAAACTGGAACTTCATTTTAGATAAGTTCAAAGAAGTGTGGGCAAATATCAAAAATTGGTGGAAAACAAATGTTGCGCAGTATTTTACTTTGGACTTTTGGAAAGGGCTTGGGCAAGACATTTTAAATGGACTGCTGGATGGCTTAAAAAGTATTTGGACCAGTGTTTCTAGCTGGGTATCAGAAAAAGTTGGATGGATTACAGGTCAATTCAGTGGAACGAAAAAAAAGGTTTCTGCTGAGTATTCTGTAAACTACCGAGCCGCAACTAGAGATATATCTTTGCCGCGCGGTTCAGTTCCTGCATTAGCTGCTGGTGCCGTCATCCCTCCAAATCGCGAATTTCTAGCGGTTTTAGGCGATCAGAGGAGCGGAACCAACATTGAAGCACCGCTTGATACCATCAAGCAGGCGGTAGTGGAAGCCATGCGAGAGGTTGGTGGACAGGGGAATGGCACGATAACGGTGGTTGTCAATTTGGACGGGAGAGAGGTCGCAAGAAACACGGTTAACCATATTAACCGCATGACACAGCAAGCCGGAAAGCCGGTTCTAAACTTCTGAGGTGGATATGGAGATTTTGAAAATTAACGGGCACGACTATTCCCCATATGTGAAGAGCAAAGGCTTTGGCTGGAGCAGGGAGGACCTAGACAGCGATAAAACGACCCGCACAAAAAATGGGAAAATGCGCCGCCATAAAATTACAACCAAGCGAAAGCTGTCTTATGCCATGCTGGAAATGAACCAAAATCTTTTAGCGCAGTTGGATGACGATTTAAGCTCCGCCACATTTCCAGCTACATACCGTGATCTACATGGTACCATGACCAAGACATTTTACTGTTCCTCGTTCAGCGCCAATATCAGTGAAGTATGGGACGGCGATACTGATATTTGGGAGGGAGCGTCTTTCAATATCATAGAGGTGTAGCTATGGCACAGACGACAAGCAAACTGTGGAAAAGCCTTTGGAGGATGTCAAACACAGAGCGGGAATACAAGTTTGAGATCAACGGAGTTGAGTACGGTCCAGATCAGGAGGTGGAGCACTCTTACAGCAACGGCCTGTTTGAGGATTTCGGAATCGGCAACGCGTACACTGCCAGCTTGAAGATCAGCCTCTTTGCGGACAACATTCCAAAAGCGGCGACCATTAAGCGGTATGTCCGCCTGAAAAATAGGACACAGGTTTCCGAATGGATTCCGAAGGGCACATTCTTCACCAACCGCAGGAGCGAGGACGACGGCTATTGGACGCTGGAAGCCTATGATGCCATGCGTAAGGCAGAGGTGGTTTGGGAGCCGGACCAGAGCCTGGAATTTCCCATGACCATGCCGGACGCTGTTGCGGAGTTCTGCCGCATTCTGGGAGTAACGCTGGACAGCCGGACGGCGCTGAACGCCAACTACACCATTGATTATCCGGCCAACGATTACACCATCCGGAACGAACTGTGTTTTATCGCCGCCGCCCATGCGGGGAACTGGATGATAACAGACGCAAATACCTTATATCTGGTTCCGCTCCTGTCCGCTCCTCCGGAAACAAATTATTTAGTGGATGAACACGGAGACGCCATCACCTTTGGAGGTGACAGAATCCTTGTCTGAACAATTCTTTGTCGGCCTGGACATCACAGGCTTTGAGAATACCGGAAAGTATAAACCCATTTCCCGTGTGACGTTGATAGTCGATGATGAAAACGTATTGACGGCGGGGGACGATACAGGTCTGGAGATCACGGCTTCCTGCCCCCATGCAACACAGGACATGGTTAATACACTTTTATCACAGCTGCAAGGCTATGAATATCAGTCATTTACAGCAGATGCGGCCAATTTGGACCCGTCCGCAGAACTTGGGGACGGCGTTACTGTCAGTGGGCTATATTCCTTTATTTCCAGGCTAGAGGACGATGGAGATGGCTATCCAAGCATATCCGCTCCCGGAGAGGTGGAACTGGAGGACGAATACCCGTCTGCTGGTCCCATGACGCAGGAGTTTAATCGCAAGATCGCAGAGACCCGTTCCACGATCACAAAAACGGCGGAAGAAATCCGTCTGGAAGTGGAAAACGAGATTGATGGGTTGTCGTCCAGCATTTCCGTTCAGTTGGACAGCATTACATCCACAGTGCAGGGTTTGAATGGACAGGTTTCCACGATTTCGCAAAAGGTGAACAACATCACACTCACGGTGCAGAACGGCACGGACCGCTCGTATATTGATCTCTCTGTGGGCGGCGTTACGGTTGCCTCGCAGGTCATTCGATTTACTGGGGATGTGGTGTTTGAGTCCAGCCTGACCGACGGCTCCACCATGATTTCCGGAGACAACATTTTGACTGGCGAGGTCTCCGCAGAATATATCCGGCTGGGCGGAGAAATGGCAGTCTATGAGAGCCTTAGTTCTAGGGCTGACCTGGGCGGCTACATCGGGTATGTAACCAGCTACGATTATAACGGCTCCCGCACCTATGGGATGGGTATGATTGAAGCTGTCAGTGAAAATCAGGTAGTTGCTACTAGCGGCGGCGTTCGTATGACCACCGATAATGGCGAGGTCGTTGTGGCAACCAATATTACACTGGACACCCGAAATGCCGTCAATGTGTACGCAAACCGCTTTACATCGGATGTGGAGCTGAATGTGACTTCTGATCGGAACGCAAAGGATGACATTCGGTATGATGTTGCTGAAAAATATATCTCTCTGTTTGACCGGCTGAACCCAGTGAGCTTTCTCTATAAAGGGAAAGAAGCCAAGCGCCACCTGGGCTTTATCGCACAGGATGTGGAGGATGTTTTAAATGAAATCGGGATGCCGCTGGATGATTTCGCGGCCTTGTCTGTAGATGACGAGGGGCGGTATGGCCTTTCTTATGGAGAGTTTGTCGCGGTGCTGACGGCAAAAATTCAGCAGTTGGAACAACGATTGAAAGCTTTGGAGGGCTGATATGGAAGAGACAAAGAAATTGATTGATGATGCGATTGCCATTCTTTCAACACTTTCTGTGAATGGAGACGCGGTAGAAGTGATGGCAGCAGCCAAGAGCAAGCTGCGGAAAGCATCCGCAAATCTCAAGGAGGAACCCGATGGCCGATAAGAATATCAGCACGCTCCCAGCAGTGGAGAGCATTGACAATGACTCCCTCTTTGTTGCGGAGCAGCAGGGCGTGGCTTCCAAAGTGACGGGCGCGCAGGTTGCGTCATTTGCCAAGGAAGCAGCTAACGCCAATGTACAAGCGGCTGTGGACGCGGCGAAAAAAGCGCAGGAGGCCGCAGAGACCGCAGAAGCGGCGGCGCAGGTAACAGCCCACCCACCCCAGGTGAACGAGGAGACGGGCTTCTGGCAGGTATGGAACAGCGGAACCGGGGCCTATGAAGATACTACCATTCAGGCGGAGGGTCCTGTCGGCCCGCAGGGAACGTCTGTAAAGAGCATTACGCGCACCAGCGGTACCGGAGCGGCGGGAACCACAGACACCTATACGATGTATGATTCGGACGATGAAGCGATTGGAACATTTACTGTGTACAATGGCGCGGACGGCATCGGCTCCGGCGACATGCTGAAAAGCGTATACGACACGAAGAATAAGAACACGGATATTTTTACTTACGCGGACGGGATTCTGGACTCCGCGAAGAGCTACACAGATACCACCATTCAGGCGGCGATCCTGGACAGTTGGGAGGCGAGCTATTGAGCACTCAGGGAGACAAGCTGAAAGCGATTGCGGACGCTATTAGAGCGAAAGAAGGCAGCTCTGACCCTATTGCTGCCAATGATTTCCCGGCGAGAATCGCGGCGATTGAGACGGGGATTGACACCTCTGATGCTACCGCAACAGCTTCTGATATTGCCAGTGACAAGACAGCGTATGTGGATGGAAGCAAAGTTACTGGAAATGTCTATGTAACAGAAAATGGATATACGGCTCAACTCATTGGAACAAGCGCATATATATCTTCTTCATCTAATAAGATCAACATTCAAGGTACGATTACGGACACCTATGGCCGTCTATTCCGAAAAGGAGCAGGCTTCACTGCTGGCCTTTCTGCCTCAAATTTTGGAAACGCCACCGCCGCAGATGTAGCCGCAGCGCTGCAGCGGGCAAAAACATCCGCACGCTACGGCGCACGGCTGTCTTCCGTATCCTCGATCCGTGTCCAAAACGGCGCTGTGGAAATTACGCTCAGCCAGGCCAACAACCGTTTCCCCGCCCTGCTGGATATT